TGCCCAGTCATCTGCCCATTGAGGTACTTGAACGTACATCACTGGTAAGTGATTTGCATGAGTGATTGTCGGAAATACAGTTAAGACTATCATGAATACAAACACCCAGAAAATCTGAGGTATATATCTGACACTCATTGGTCTCTTGTATACTTCCATTACGTCGTGGTAGTTCATTTGTATCGACCCTCTATGAGTTTATATATGGCGAAAAATTTTTTCATTTGAAGTATATTTAAAGCTCGAATTGTCACCTCTGTAGGTTAGGGGTACCTAACGGTTTTCAAACCATAATAAAAAGGGGGCATAAGCACTGCCCCCCACGAACAACTTAGGCACAACCCCTACATTGTGCCCCGTGGGTCTTACATGGTCAGAGGTCTCCACACATAAAGCGGATAATAATAAGCGATCCGCACCCTTGCCTGACCAATGCCCAGAGGAGAGTTATAACTCCTCAAGCATTTCGTCCATCTCAACTGCGTTTATGTTTGGGTCGTCCCATCTGACACCATCACCAGTTGTTTCTATTCCGTAGTTCGCAAAGATCTCCAATAAGTGTGACCAGTCCATTGCTCTACGTGCTATGTCGTAAAGTCCTTCGTCACCACCGATCCAAAGCGCTGCGTTCCAAGTTTCGTGATTAGTCCAACCGTTGTAGTCTTGGTGTGTTAAGTCTGTTTGAAAAGTTGAAGTCATTAATGCTCCTGTGTGGTATGAGTTCATTATAACCTTAAATGTGTGAGAAAATAAGGTGTTAGTGGACAGAGTTTTGATTGGCATACTCTAATAAGTCATGCTCTCTGAACAGATTGTAATAGGTGTCATTCATTAACCCGAACTCAAACGAAGTGTTTGCGTGTTGTTCGGTTACACCTTCGTAGCACTTTAAAATTTCATCGTAATCCATTAGTGCTTCCTCTGTCTGATATATTCGCTGACTCTGTCATTTGCGTCAGCGATTAGGACGACTGAAAAGAGAATTAAAAATGTTTCAATCATTGGCATAAATCCTCAAAACGTTTTTGGGCAATTTCAATTTGCTTTTCTTCAGAAAGGTAGGGGAAGCACTCTTGCACTTCCTCAAAAATTCCTTCTAAGATCATTTCATTCTGTAAGCAACTCATGAGAACACCTTAGGTAATGCGTACTTGCTGCAAGGGTGTGGATTATCTGGTGTACACCCGAAAGAAGCAAAGAAATCATCAAGTGCTTCAAGGTTTAATTCAGGATCATCAAAATCAACCTTTGCGATTGACTGAACACCCCACTCGGCAACTTCATCACAAAATGTTTGGAAGTCTTCGCAGACATATGCTACGTTTTCAAAGTTGTCTACTTCTTTGATTCTTTTAATTAATCTTTGAGTTTTGGTCATGTGTGGAAACCTCTTTGTTTATACTACTATTATAAAAGCAAAGGTGAGAAAAACAACCCACCCTTGTGACACTATTTTAATCGGCATAGTATTCGCCTTCGGTAACTCTTGTACCATTTAATGAGTACCACACGACCTCTGCGTGTCCGTACTGCTGTGCCATGTCATAGCACATATCATAAGCAAATGAACCATAAGGTATTGGTTCTCTTATTACTGTGTCGTTAAATTTTGCTTCAATGAACTTTTCAATCATAATGTGGAAACCTTTAATTGTTTATACTATTAGTATGACATATTTTTTTGCAAAACGCGAGCAAAAATGGACAGAGTTTTAATTGGCACACTAGTAACCTTTTATGCCCCCGTCTCCGTAGACGTCACGCATGAGATCATCATATAATGACTTAAGTTTGTTAGTGTTAAAATGATGATCCGCGACAAGGTCAAGGATTCTTTCTTTTTGCCACCCGTCAAAGTTCTTTGACAAATCTTTGATTTCTCTGATAAGATAGTTTCTGTTCATTTTAATTGAATGTCGTAATCAATGGATTTAATGCACCAACCTGATGCTGCGGTTATCTCTTCGATTAGGTCATCTTCACTGTCTGCTTCCCATACACCAAGTGCAAGGTCACGAAGTTCAATTTCCTCATCAAATGTGAGTTTGAATCCGTTTGCGTAGTCATCATCGAAATCAAACTCAATTTCAGTTACATTAAACTGCATTAGTGAGTACACCTTTTGTCTGTGTATGCGTCCTCATTCCAATGTTCCCCATCTTCAAGAACACCTAAGTTAATCGCGATTGCGTCATAACATTCCATCGCTGATCTACTCATTCTGTTACATGTATAGTCCCAACCTAAGTTAGCGAAGTCATCATAGAGTTTTGAAACGTTAATTTTTTTCATGTGTGGATTAATGAATTGTATGACTTAAGTATAATTCAAAATATTTAAAAATGAAATAAAAAATGTACACCTTGTAAAGTGTCACAATCATTCTATAAATTCCAGATCTTCGGGACGATATGTGATACGATCGTTTCGGGACTCGTCGCAGGTGATCAAAACGATCTTATTGAGCTCTGGGAAGAGGGTGAGAACCCACCACTCCCGATCCTCTGGGTCTCTCACCTTATCACCAATTGAAAAATTATTCATAGTATCCTAATTCCTCCTCTTGTTCTCTTAACTCCTCTGCTGCCATAGTGAAAAAATCACGAATGGTCATATCTGGATATTGTAGCAGATAAGAGCATAATGCCCCCATCTGCATGTGTCTTGACTCTGCCATGTGTATTTGTTCCATGACTGCCTGAGCATCAAATTCTAAATTTGTCATCATTACACCACGGGGATAGAGATGCCATCATGAAAAGGCACGATTGTATTGAATGCCCTAACGTACCAGTTCCAATTCTTCTGAAAAATTCCATTAGACATTGGTTCACAAAACTCATTAATAAGTGCATTGAGTCTGGATTTTGTGGTGTTGGTGAACCACCCGCCACCAGAGAATAAAGTTAAATTCTGATCCGTGACTGTTGCAATATGGTTTCCGTGCAGGTAAACCTCAGCTGACATATTATTTGTTGGGTCATAAGTAACGCAAGTGTTATCTTTAGACCATGCGTGACCATTTCTGATCGCTTCATTCATTTCAAGTTCAATTTTTCTCATGTGTGGATTGAATTGCTTTACTCTTTAATATTAACAGAAAAGGGGGTGATTGAAACCCCCTGTGTGACACTATTTTAATCGGCACATAATGAAAACGTAATTTGAAATTCATTTGTATAATCCTGGTAGTCAGTGACCACGAGAGGACAAATATTCAACCACTCTTGAAAATCTTTGTACCTCTGTTCTAATTCCTGCTCTCTGGTCATGTTCCGATTAATTAATTGGTCTTCTAGTTTCTCTGATCTCAAATAATTCATATGAGATCATGTCATGTATTTCAGGGTCAAGGTCTTCTTTCAACCATGCCCTTAACCAATTGTCTGACGCACTACGTATATCGTCGTACGTGATGTCTTCAATTTTATATTTCATTATGTTCCCAAATATCCTGCAACTTGGGCGCCTGGTTCATCATAGAACCACGTAATATCCACTGTTGGGTATTTTTCACGAAGAGCATAATATATTTGCTCAGGTGGTGACCATGCAGTTTCAAAACATGCTTGGAAACTATAATCGTCCCCATCTATTTCTGAATACTGCCCATCAATGTCCCATTTAGTTCCCCAGTTGTTGATGTTCCAGTCATACCATCTGTCATCATTCATATCAGTTGACGGAAAGTAAAGACCCTTACCGAATCCTTTATCCTTGACGACTGGTAATTCACCAACTTCACCACGAGGTTTTGAGAACGAATATTCTTGCACGTCCTCTGGTGCTAGTGGTGTTTTCTCCCAGTTTGGGGGTGGAACTATCTTCTTGAAGACGTCATCAGATTCAAAGATTTCACGAAGTTCCTTAATTTTGGAAGTATCGTCAGAGTAGAAGTCAACTCTGTTGTTGCACCAGTTTGGCATAATTGTTTCTTGTGTGGTATATAACCATTATAACCGCACATTACGCACCTTGATATGCCGAGTGTGCCACCTCTTCAATTGTCACACGGACCCAACGGATCGGTTCACCGCTGGTCATCTTCCAAATTATTTGATCACCGAATCTGGTTTGGTCTCGCGCCACGCGGTATGCTGTGTCAATATCCGCGCAGTAGACGCAACCATCAGAATCGAAGTTAAACCACGAAGACGGTTGGACTGCCCATCCTAGGGAATTATTTTCCATGTAGTGCCCCCTTTACATCACTAGTTAAAATTGTAGAGTAACCGTTGGTGATGTTGTCAACCAGGTTATCATAAGTTTGTAGATCCCATCCTTTCTGATCAGGGATATCCAAATCATAACCCATCATGACTAGGTCATACATCATGTCAAATTGTGACGGGGTTAATTGAATGTTGATGCCGTTAGGTTTCTGTGCCATAGTAAAATTCAACGTTACATTTAATCTAGTCTGCAGGAACTGCAGTTGCAAGTCCTCGTGTGCCAGTTAATTAATTGGCATGCACGTAATCATAATCTTGGAGCAAAATGTCACGGACTCTTTCACGATCCAAGGAATCACCATCTCCCCACGAATAATGGGCATATTCTAAATCACCTTTCATGCATCGATCGATGTAATCTAATGCTGCTCTCAAGATATCCACTTTGTGTAGTGGTTCCTGTGTGCTCTGTTCGATCAGCGGATAGAGCGGATCATTGGTGCCGTAGAATGAATCAACGTAATCTACGAACTCTGGAACATTGTTTGGATAATCCATAAACCTCTGAGAAATGACGAGAGAAACAAAATATAGCGTCACAACTATGCTAGTTGTGTCTTTAGTCATCTAATGACTTACTATGTTTGTTTCCCATCTTTAATATACATCAAAAAAGGCACCCTTGGCGGATGCCTGTGCCACTAATATTATTGTCACATCTCGTATACATCATTCTCAATAACGAGGTACTATTGAGAATAAAGAATATCGGCTGCCAGGTCCACATCATCTGTCTCCTGCTCTGAGACGGTGACCTCGACTGTCTCGTCTGATTCCAACATGAGAATCTTATGCCAATCCAGTACCCGCAGGACCTGCGCATCTAGATCCCCGTAGCAATCTAGATCTAGATTCACTGAGACTTTACGTTTTTGTGCGAGATAAGGAGTTGACATAAGGAGTAGAGGTGTGCTAAGCTCGACTAGATTATTATATCACTCATAAGGTTTGCGCGCAAGCTCGTCGAGATTGTGTACGTCTCGCGCAGGTTTCTCGTCGAGATTAGTACGCATGTGCTCGTCCGCGTCAGGAAGCTCGACGAGATATTCATAAGACCAATCGTACATAGCTCGACTAGATTGTGTGTGTCATACATGTAGTATAGCATATTTATGAGAACTCGTCGAGATTTGTTACAGTTTGTGAACATTCTAGACGAGATTATTATAATGCGCGAAAGCTAGTCGAGAATTATGATGTGTGTATCTCGACTAGATCATAATGCGCGGATCTCGACTAGATTTTGGGGCGGTGGGGTTGACAAACTCCGATTCTTATGCTATGCTCGCTAAGATAACATAAGATCTCTACCTTTCTCAATAATTATTGCAAATGAGAATCAATTACATCACACAACCATATTTTTGTCAATAATTCCCTATATACATGTACAGACGTGAACATCTCATTATTCTATGGCAATAAAACAAGGTACAATCTACTGTATTACCAACAAAGTAAATAAGAAACAATACGTAGGACATACAACTCTACCAATTAACAAGATATGGAAGAATCACATAACAGATACTACCCATAAGGACTTATATAAGGATATAAAACAACAAGGTACTGGTAGATTTAATATATCTGTATTGGAAGAAACAACAACTGATAGGTTAGAAGAACGTAAGGACTATTATATTAATAAACTGGGTAGTGAATATAATAACCGTGAGGTAGCAGAGAAGATAATAATAAAGAATAAGGAAAAGACCAAGGAATGGGTCAACAACATAAAGAATAGTATTAATAAGAAAGTAGCATCAGGAGAGAAATGGGGTTTTATGTGTGAAGAACATAGAGGTGACGGTACACACATGAAACAGAAGATAGAGGGAACATGTGTCAAGACTGGAGATATTAAGATATGGAATAGTATAAGTGATGCAGCAGCTGATGTCGCAGGTGATAAGAAAAGAAATGGCAATATTGTACTGGCAGCACGTAATGGATGGGAAGCATATGGATATACATGGAAAAAGATAGGTAAGAACCTACACAAGAGAAAAATATATGGTGTACACAAGTCTAATGGTAAGAAGACAATGGTATATGAATCTATATCTGCTGCCGAGCGTACTATTAATGGTAAACGTGGCGGTGGTATAAGGAAGAGTTTGTTATATCCTGGTAAAAGGACATGGAAAGGTTATTATTGGTATTATGCCGACTGATTATTCTTTATCTGGTGGATTATCTGGTGCAATGAGGTGACCACCGATATGATGATCAGTCCACATGTTGTGTATCCATCCTGTTACAATATACTTGTTACCACTTAGAACCATGTTACCCTTGTGTTGATGTGTCCATTGTGCTGGCCATATTACAATTGTACCTGGTTCGGGTGTTATTCTTCTCTTTTGATATAAAAACTCTGTCTCACCACCTTCAAAATCATTATTGAGATATAACATCCATACTAGTGCCCTGTCACTGTGCTGTACTGATTCTCCTAATTCATCGTGCCAGACATGGTATCCACCACCTGGTGGTGTCTTTTGTACCTTATTGAAGTTACTGTAGAATGACTTGTTGCGTAGTGTACCATAACGTGAGATATATTCATCAATTGCATGGTATAGGTACTCTGTAATCAATGATACAGAACATATACATCCTTCTTCTCTTATTGATGGATCATATGATGTACTGGTACAATAGTCATCAATATGAATGAGGTTATATGACCTGTCCATTCTTCCGCCACTTGCATTCATGAACTGTGTTTTCCCGTCCATCATGATATCCCCGTGTCCGCTTTCTCTCCATTCCTCGTGTAGTCTCTTGACCTCATCATTATGGCAACATGCCTGATCAAGGAACTCAAACTTCTTGATTATTTGATCACAATTGCTCTTGGGGAATACATTGTGATATATTGAGATAAAATCATCACCGTGTTCGATGAAATCTTCGTTTACTCCGTGCATAATGTTTTCAGTAATGGGCTTGTATTCTATTATTTAGAATGCTTTTATAAGGAACTGCATTCTCATGGACTGTTGGATGGGGTTGGCACTGTGTGTATGTGAACTTGGACTGTTTGCACCTGCATTACCCATGTTATATGAGAAGTTGGTACGAGGTCCCATTCCAAGGGCAGAACCTGCGTCTCTTGGACCATAACTTGTACTACCAGGACGTGCACATGGAGTATAGTTACCTGAACTCCACCATCCACCATATCGTGTAGGACATGGTGACTGAATCCATCTTCTCCATCTTCCTCTTCTGATTAGTATTCGATATGACATACATGCTCTTCCATCCCAACAACGTGGACTGTTGACGACTGCACCCCAGTGGTTTGGTTGTCTGGTCACGTTTACGTTGTTAGTCAGGTTATAATTCTGTCGTGGTAGATTATGTCTGTGACGTGGCCACTGTGATGCATTCAG